TCAGGACTTAGAGCCCTTCTCCACAAGCGCGCCGGGTGGCTGCATGCGGTAGCCGAGCCCGCGCACGGTCTCGATCAGATCGTTGCCGATCTTCTTGCGAAGCCGACCGACAAACACTTCGATGGTGTTGGAATCGCGATCGAAATCCTGATCGTACATATGCTCGACAAGTTCCGTGCGCGACACGGCCTGCCCCATATGGTGCATCAGATAGGAAAGCAGCCGAAATTCATGCGAGGTGAGCTTGAGCTGCACGCCATCCACCGTCGCCTTCGAAGCCTTGGTATCGAGCCGCACCGGCCCGCAGACGATTTCCGAGCTGGCATGCCCCGCCGCCCTGCGGATCAGCGCCCGGATACGGGCCAGCACTTCCTCGACATGAAACGGCTTTGCGACATAGTCGTCGGCGCCCGCATCGATACCCGCCACCTTGTCGCTCCAGCGGTCGCGCGCCGTCAGGATCAGCACCGGCATGGTCTTGCCCGCCCCACGCCATTTTTCGAGAACGGTAATGCCGTCCATCTCCGGCAAGCCGATATCGAGGATCACGGCGTCGTAAGGTTCGCCGTCGCCGAGATAATGCCCTTCCTCGCCATCGAACGCCTGATCGACGACATAGCCCACCTCCTTCAGCGCCTCGGCGAGCTGGCGATTGAGATTGATGTCGTCTTCGACCACGAGAATGCGCATGAAAGGATTATCCTCTATTCCTCTGCAATCGCCCTGTTCGTGCGGAGCGGCAGAATCACGAACCCTGCCTATTCCATCGCGCTAGCGGGATTATGCAAGCCCTCAACCTGCTCTGGAAGAGCAATGCGGCATTACATGGGCACACGCACCGTCACCTTCTTCGGCCGGCCACCATTTCCCGGGATCAGCACGGTCACGACGCATTTGCCGTCGGACGTCGGCTGGGCTGAAAGCAATTCACCGCCCGTCTCGGCAACGACCTGTGCTGCGGCCGCGCTGCAATCCCCATCGACGGTAACAACCTTCGATGGCAGATCGAGCGCAGGCGGCGCGAATCCGGAAAGACCCGCTGCAAGCGCTGCTATGATCAAGGGTGAGGACATGAAAGCACTTTCAAGGCTGACGTTTCTTGCGATTTTAATAAACCATACTGTCTGAATGGCAAATGAATGTCAGGTTACAACGACTTCACCTGATTTGACAGGAAGTCTCAAGTGGCCTCCCACAGCGTTTTGGGTCCCGTCAACGCACCCTTTTCTGAGCCGAAATCCGGCCATAGACGGCGATAACGCCGCCGACAGCAGCCGCGATCGTTGTCAGTGCGTCAACGATCTGCTGCTGATCTTGCGCTCCGAAGTCGAAGCCCGCCAAATTCGCGCAGGAAGCGAATATTGCCACCAGAGCGCCCCAGATCGTCTTGGAACGATACCAATCCTTCGGTTCCATCATGCCTGCCTCCGTTTACAGTTCCACCAAAGCCTGTGCCGAAACACCGAGCGACACCTTTTTGCCCACCTGCCGCACCCGAAACGAGATGGCGTCCTGCGCGGCTCCGAAATCCGCCATTTCGCTCGCAGCGGAGTATAGGAAGCTGGGCGTCGAGACGTCCGTCCGCCGCCTGACGCTCTCTCCGTCCAGAATATCGATGCGATAACGCTCCTCCGGCTCGTCCAGCGCGATGTCACCATCCAGCCAGTGATCGGCATCCTGCCGCGCGCACCGCACCCAGCTCAGCCGGATATCGCCGCCGGGCAATCTTTCCGCTCTCAGATGCACCGGAGCGACCGGCGTCTGCGCCCGCAAACCGCCGGCAAAGACGATCGGTCCGATGGCCGCTTCGCCTGTCGCCTCGGCGAGATAGTTCAGCGGCCGTCCCGCCTCGTCCAGTGAGAGCCCGATCGGCTTTACCGCCCCATCGAGCAAAACGATGGCCGCACCGGTACCGCTTCCCGCCATCATCGCATCGCCGGTGCCATGCAAACCGCGCAACAGGCCACGCACCTGCCATTGCCCGGCGGAAACCTCCTCCGCCTCCAGAAAGCTGATGATTTCCCAGACACCGTTCGCGGCCTCGACGGCGACGCGGTTCTGACCGCCCAGCACCGCGATCCGCGGCGCGGACGACAAACCGCCGAAGTCGAGATTGAGCAAAAGCGGCTGCGACCAGTCGAAACGACCGGTGACACCCGGCCCCAGGGGCGCGGCCAACATGCCGGTTTTCGCCGGCCTGTCGAAACGCTGCCTTGCCGTGTACCCTTCCGTCGTTGCCGAAGACGAGAGAACGACCGGCCGCCATGGCCGGGCAAACATCGCCGCCCGCGCAAAGCTTGCCGGCTCGCCCCCATCATACTGCGGCAGGTCCATGAGCAGCATGATGGGCGAAAACCCATCGGATGCCTGCCGTGCCGGACGGAGTCCCGCGTTGTCCGTTTGACCAACGCCATTGGCGGAGGGCTGAAACGCCCGCGCCTCGGCACGGCGCTTTTTTCCATCCTCGATCCGCTCGACGATGAAGAGCCCCGCCGGCCCATCCTCGAACGTCACGACATCGCCCGGCTCCAGAGCCAACGCCGATGGCGAAAGACTGAACCGCACCTGCCGCCGCCCGGCCTGATGGTCCTTCAGCGCGTCTTCGACTGTTGCGGACGCCATTCCCTCATGCAGCACCGCCGGCGGCGAAAGCCGCAAGACCCGATCGCTTTTCGCTCCGGTTCTTCGCGAGCGTACCGTCGCCTGACCGTAGTCGGCCGTCGCATCGAAGAAATCGATCAGCGCCTCCCCGGCATAATCGCTGTCATGCTCGCGTGTTTCCTCAAACTGCGCAGCCTCCCCATCCTCCGCCAAAATCTCGATATGCTGCGTCCGGGCCGCCAGCTTCAGCCGCGAGCGGAAGCGAAGCACGCCGCCATACTCCACCGCATCGATCGACAGCGCCTGCATCAGGGGCTCCAGCACATCCCGCGCGGACGCCTGCTCCGCCTGCACATAGCCAGTGATATCTCCGGTGACCGCGGACGTATCGGCCCCTTCAAACCCATGGTCCGCCAGCACAGCCTGAATGATATCGCCTGCGGTAGAGGCCCCCAGTCGTCCGTTCAGCCAGTGGCCCGTGCGCCAGTTACCGCCATCCGCCCAGAGATCGGTATTTTCAGGAAAAGCCGGCACCGGCCGCGCATCCCAGGTCCAGACGAAAAGATGATGCGGATCAACCGCCCCATCGACCTCCCGCCAATGCGCGTGATGCGCCTCAAGAAACCGCCGCTGCACGAGATCGCAGCGCCCACCGCTGGAAAAATAGGGAAGCGCGTTCTCCGACGATTTCGGATCGACAAACACGTTGGGCTGGTTCGCCCCCTTGTCGATCGCCGGACACCCCACCTCCGTAAACCAGATCGGCTTGCCTCCCGGCACCCATGGGCTCGGCACGGACAGTTCCACGCCGCCGATCCGGTCATGATGAAGGCTCCCCCACCAGCCCTCCAGATCCTTGTAACGATAGACCCAGGTGTGGCTTCCTGTATCCCCTTGTGAGCCTACGACCAAGAATCAATGACTTAGAAGCCGTGTTTCTGGCATTCCTTACCCTGCTTTCTGGCATACCTGCGTTGAAGACACCGACTTTCTGGCATTCCCTTGTGAGGTCAGCGGGTATTGAACGCGGCTTGATAATGCCTTGTCTTGTCAACAAGTTTGCCGAGCATTCGAATCGAATTGCCCGCATCTAAATCCGACATTACCATCTGACGTATCGAGGTGCGCGCAGACTCGGAGGACAGGTGGACACATTATTCAAAGAGGAACTTGAGTTACTGCTTCCAGCGCAGTTCGAACTGGCGGGAAAAGTGCATGGAGCCGTTGTCCGCAAGGTGAAGCACCCCAAGCGGATGGTCTCGCTGACCGCAAACGAATTCACCCGAAATCGTCTTCAAGGGGTGTTTCTTCGATCCCTTGACGGGCAGCGGGAGATCGCTGTTGTTCCGAGAAAAACTGATGTCCAACTAGATGCAGCGGAGGTCCTCCGCCATCCCAAGGCCTCGTCGCTCACTGCAATGCGCTCGTCGTCTCAGGTCGGCGCATGGGTGAAACCCGTGGCTGCGGAGCCGATGATCATCGGAGTTCCTGACTTCGAAAAGGAATTGGCCGCGATCCGACAATCCTGGCGCGGTGCCTTCAGTTACGACGAAGAACTCGTGATCGATGGAGTCGTTCATCAGAAGGGGCTCCGCACCCCACAGATCGGCGCGATACATGCTGCCCTTGGCCACTGGACCTCATCGAGCATTCCAGCCACGATAGTGATGCCGACGGGGACTGGTAAAACCGAGACCATGTTGGCGCTGCTCGTCGTTGCTCAAATCAAGCGGCTCTTGGTCGTCGTCCCTAGCGACGCCCTTCGCACGCAGATTTCGGAGAAGTTCTTGGAACTCGGTGTTCTGAAGGATTGCGGCAGCGTGTCTGCTACCGCCAAGCTCCCAGTCGTCGCTACACTCGAAGAAGTCCCGAAGACTGTGGAGGCGGTGGACGACATCTTCCTCCGTGCGAACGTCGTGGTCACTACCATGGATGCGGTAGCCAAGGCGGACGTGGCAATTCAACAACGTATGGCGGAACTTACAAGCCACCTCTTCGTGGATGAAGCCCATCACATCGGCGCGAGGACCTGGCGAGAATTCAAAGCCCAGTTTGCCGACAGCCTTGTTCTCCAGTTTACGGCGACGCCGTATCGAACGGACGGCCGGCGTGTCGATGGAAAGTTCATCTACACATATCCCCTGAAGAAAGCCTTTTCCGAAGGCTACTTCAGGAAAATCCACTTCAAGCCCGTGTACGGCCTCGACAGAGAAGCTGGCGACGAGCAAATCATTCTTGAAGTCAGAAACACTCTTCGCAACGACGAAGAGCAAGGCCATATTCATCTCGCGATGGCCAGATGCAGGACGATCGAGATCGCGACTAAGCTTCATGCGCTCTACTGCCGGATGACCCCAGAGTTCAATCCGCAGGTTGTTCACAGCAAGCTGTCTGCGAAGGCGAAGGCAGAGGTCCTCAGGAAGCTTCGCGCCCGCGAGAGCAGGATCATCGTCTGCGTTGACATGCTTGGCGAGGGCTTCGATCTTCCCGATCTGAAGGTCGCGGCGCTGCACGACAAGCACAAAAGCGAGGCAATTACCGTCCAGTTCGTGGGAAGATTTACCCGCACCCGTAAAGACCTCGGCAACGCAACGGTCATCGCCAACGTCGTCGCCGCTGGCATGAAGGAAAGCCTTCAGGCGCTATATGCCGAAGACGCGGACTGGAACTTCATTCTGGAAGGACTCGGAACTCGGAACACCGCTCGAGAGGAGCGTCGGCAAGAAGTGTTCGAAGGTTTCGACGAGCTTCCAGCCACCTTCCCGCTGGAACAACTAAATCCTCGGCTTGGTGCCGTCGTCTACGAAACTTCTTGTGACCGATGGGACCCGAGCAAGATCGAGGAAGCTTATACGCCTGGTTGGATCATCGATGGCCCGTCCATCAACCATGCGGAGCGCTTAGCGATTTGGGTTCTTCGCAAGGAGGAGAAGCTTCGATGGACGCCGCTGAAGCAACCTGTAGACACCGCCTATCACCTTTATGCCTGTCATTGGGATGACGAGCGAAATCTCCTATACGTCAGCAGTTCGGACCTAAGCGACTTGCACACCAAGCTCGCTGAAAAGATCGCTGGAACGGACGTAAAGAGAATTCGCGGCAATCAGGTCTTCAGGGTTCTCGACGGATACAAGCGCCTTATACTCAGCCACCTCGGCCTTTCAGAAGCGGTCAGGAAACCAATACGGTACTCTCAGTTCATGGGGACCGATATCGCGCCGCAACTGACAGACGACCCCGCGAACCGTGGTCGCATGAAGACCAACTTGTTCGGCCAGGGATATACGAGCGCTGGCAAGTCTACGATCGGCTGCTCCATGAAGGGGAAAATCTGGTCTTATGAGTCCGTTCACGGATTTGCCGGCTGGATCGATTGGTGCAAGGACGTTGGCAGGAAATTGCAGGACTCCACCATAACCGAAGACGGCATTCTCCGCCGCCTCGTGCAGCCCGTAAAACTTGACAGCCTCCCAGCGAAGCACGCGATCGCCATAAATTGGCCAGAGGCCATCCTTCATACAAACGATGACAAGGTCGATCTAACATTCGGGGACACGATCGTCCCGCTTTACGACTGCGACATTCGTATCGTCTCACAGACACCAGGTTCGGATATCGTCATGAGGGTCGGCAACGACACTCATTTCAATGACCTCACGATGACGGTAGACACTACGGGTGCGCACTATTCGGGAAACACTGACGGCGGCGTCCGCATCGGCAAGAAGACGATGGACCTTGTCGCGTGGTTCAAGGAAGACCCGCCGCACATCTACTACGCCGACGGAAACATGCTCTTGGCCTCCGAAATGCTCAAGCTTCCAGAGGACCATGCGCCTGCGTTCGATCCGGAAAAGCTGGTGCCGCGAGACTGGACTGGTATCGACATCAAGAAGGAGTCCCAGGGGAAAGGCAAAGACCCCAAGAGCATTCAACGCCGGGTCATCGACGAGCTTCTTCAGGCTAACGAATACGACCTGGTGTTTGACGATGACGGTGCAGGCGAGTCTGCGGACGTCGTGGCGATCCGAAAGGAGGGTGACGTTCTGAAAGTCGCGATGTTCCACTGCAAGTATTCGGGAGGACCGAATCCAGGGGCGCGCGTCGATGACCTGTACGAAGTCTGCGGCCAGACCCAAAAATCAATTCGCCGGCGGGAACACCCGGATTTGCTCCTAGCCCGTTTGCGAAAGCGGGAGGCCGACAGCCAAAAACGACGCGCGGTGACCAGGCTCGAAAAGGGAAAGATCACCGACCTTATTAACTGGCATAACCGCTGGAGCGAGTTCGACTATCGTTTCGAGATGACGGCAGTTCAACCAGGATACTCCAAAGCCGAGGCCATTCGTCAGCAGGACAAGGGACAGCTTGAGGTTCTTGCCGCGACCCAGTCTCTCCTCATGGATACGTGGGCCATCCCGTTTTCCTTTTATTGCAGTGACTGAGCTTTGAGCCGCCGCCCCGCTCGCGAGCGCGGGGCGGCGGCTTTATGACCGCTAGCCGTCAAGCCACGACGGATGCGGTATTCCTGACGCCCGCTCGGCAGAGCGCGCGAACCTCTTCGCCGCCAACATGGCCACGGACGAAAAGCTGGGCGGCGAGCAGATCAAGCTGCACCCGCCTTTCCGACAGCATCTCCAAAGCCCTGTCGAACTGCGCCTTGAGGCGCGCGTCCACGAGCCGACGAAGATCGGGGTCCCGGTCTCTGAGGTATTCGAGCGGACGCTCGCCCTTCCCGCTGGACGTCGCCTTTCAGTTCGGCGTCGCGGAGATGATGCTTCAGGATGGCCCCCCGCGCGACGGCGTCCGGCAAAGGCACCTCGATGACCTTCTCCAGTCTTCCCGATCTCAGCAGGGCGCGATCGATCCCCGATGGATTGTTGGTCGCGCCGACCACCACGACGCCTTCCCTGCCCTCGGCGGGGTCTAGGCATTCCAGCATGCCGTTGATGGCCTGCCGTCGATAATCACGATGGTGGTCGTCCCCTCCGCCTTCGCGGTCTCCGAAGCTGTCGAACTCGTCGACGAAGAGGATCGACGGGGCGTTCCGCTTGGCCTCGGCAAAGGAAGACCTCATCGCCTTGAGGAAGTCTCCGAGATGACCGGCCGCCTGCCAGCGCGCAGCGGACGCGACGACCAGGTTGACATCACACGTGTTCGCCAGTGCCTTCGCAAAGCTGGTCTTCCCCGTCCCCGGAGGACCATGGAGCAGCATGCCTCTGTCGACGTCTTCCCATTCCAGTTCCCCTGCCTTCCATGCGCGCAGGTCCTCGGCAAGCTGCAGACCCCAGGTCTTGGCATCTCCATACCCCGACATGCCTTCCAGACCCGGTCCCTTTGGCTTCACCGGGACGGCGTCGGCTTTCGCCTTCTCGAACTTCATGCGCTTGAGATGGCGGACGACACTGGCGACTGGCCGGTTGCCCCGAACGACAGCTGCAAGGACATCGAAGGAGAACTCGGTGAAGAACTCGGCGATCTCAGGCGTAACGCCGCGAAGCCCGACATCCCGTGCGGCCGCCATGAAATGCACCGGCGTTGGCGGTTTGATCTCCCTCACGATATCGGCAGACGCGATGGTCTCCAGCGGAACGTGCTCGAGCTTCTCGGTGACGAGGACGATCTGACGTCCATAGCGGTATTGCTTGAAGACCGTACTGGCATCGACGGCCCGGTCATACAGCGCGACGACGACCGCGAGTTCGTTGAAGGCCTCGTCGATCGGCATCGGCTCGGCGATCAAAGCATGGGCCGCACGTTTGTAGAACTCGCATGTACCCTCAGGAACGTGAAGGATGGCTACGAAGGCCGCTTCTCGGGGGACGAGGAAAGGGCGAAGGGCATTGGTCGTGCCGCATCTTGCCGCGGCGACGACAAAGCTGGCGGTGACCTTGGGTCTTTTGATCTTTTCCAGGGGCATCTCGGGAGTCCCTTCCTCCGTGCAGCGGCAGACGAGATACCGTCCGCTCTCGTCGGGATCGTGCACTGCCTGGACCAGGAACCGCCGCGCGCCCTTGGCGAGCCGCATTCCGGAAACGAGGTCGTCGCGGTACCGGACAAGGATTTCGTGCGTCACCGTTACCTGCTGCAGGCCGCCTGCCTCGCGCATCACCGCCGAGACCGGTTCGATCCGTGCCCAGGCACCGCCCACCAGTTCGAGCCCGCCGATCTCGCCGCCCTGCCCATCCGAAACCAAGACCGGCCTCTCGATCTCGATAGACGCGCTGAGCGCGCCCGGATCGAAGAACACGCGCCCCATCTCAAAGCCCCCGCCGCCGGAACGGCGCGATCAGCCGCTCGTAACCGGCCGGCACCGCCGCCGGCTGATTGTCGGGCGCCACCGCCCCGCGAAACTCGTAGAGAAGGGCAATGTGCAGCAGCAGCGCTCGCTTCAGCGTATCCGGAACGTCCGCGCCACTCGCCCCGAAGCCTGCGGTGAAATCGATCTCGATCCCGTTCAGCGACTGGCCCGGCCGCACCCGACGCGGCAGCATCAGCCGGGCCGGATGCGCCCGCCCGTCCAGCACCATGCCCGTGGTATCAGCTTCGGAAGCATCGCCCAGATCGTCATAAACCGTAACGACATCAATCGTTTGTACCGGACTTCTCCCGATCTGAATCACCGGCCCGTCCGGCCAGTCGTCAAGATAGAGGCGAAAGCCGGCCGTCATCAGCACCAGCCCCGTTTCCCGCTCCAGATATTGGCGAGCAGCCGTGATAGGCCCGGAAAGCAGGTCATCCTCGGCGCTGCCGGAAAGGCGCAGATGCGCCTTCACCTCGGCAAGCGTCAGCGGCTCGCCATCAGGCGGCGTCAGTTCGGCAATGGTCATGGAAATCTCCACGGTGTCGATAAGGGAAAGGCGGACGCGGCGGGAGGGAAGCCGCGTCCGCCCGGACGGCCGCCGACAGGGAGGGTCAGCAGCCGAATACATCAGACCCTTCTAAAAGAAGCGCCGCGTTGGAAAAGATCAAGAGGTGAAAAATCAGGAGGCCGCGAATTTCACGAGCTTAATCGCCTCGAAATTCTGCACCCCGCCGCCGACACGTTTGGTCGTGTAGAACAGCACATAGGGCTTGGCCGAATAGGGGTCGCGCAAAACCCGAACCCCCGTGCGATCGACGACCAGATAGCCGGCCGCGAAATTGCCGAAGGCAATGGAGAAGCTGTTGGCCGCAATGTCTGGCATGTCCTCGGCCTCGGCGATCGGAAAGCCCATCAGCGAGGCCTGCTGTCCGGCAGTCGCCGGCGGCCGCCACAGATAGTTGCCGTCGGCATCCTTGAACTTGCGGATTTCGGCTTGAGTCTTGCGGCTCATCACGAAGCTCGCATTCTGCCGATGTCCCGCCTTCAGCGCATAGATCGTATCGACCAGCGTGTCGGAAGGCCCGGATGTCTTGAAGGCACCCGCCGCGCCCGTGGCGATGTAGCCGATGTTGCCCCAGCTCCAGCTGCTTTCGGCAACATTGGTGTATGCGAGAAACCCCTTCGGCTTGTTGGTCCCGTCACCGGAAACGAAGGCCGTCCCCTCCTGCTCGCCAAAGGCGATATCGACTTCCGAGGCAATCCAGCTTTCGATATCGACCGCCGCGTCGTCGAGAAGTGCCGCCGTCGCCGCCGGCATGGCGTAGAGTTCCATGGTCGGGAAGGAAAGTTCGGCCAGCTGCGGCGTCGTGGTCTGCGGTCGCGCCGCCGTTTCCGCCACCCAGCCGGTTGCCATGCCGGCCAGCGCAAACGGCTTCTTCAGCACAGCGCCCGAAACTTGCCGCACCGTCGCCATGGAGCGGATCGGCGACAGCACCGAAAGCCTGCGGCCGATCTCGCTGTCGGTTTCGTTCGGCACCAGATAGCCGCCGTCGCTGGCCGAGCCGATCGAAAACGCCTTGGCCTCCAGCGACCTCAGCGCCTGCTCGTCACCCCGGCGCACATAGCTTTCGAAGGCCGCCTTATGCTCCTCCGCTTCAGGCGAAAGGGTATCGTCGCGGCCGAGCGCCGGCCGCGCCTTCTTCAAGAGCATCTGGTCCATGGTGCGCTTCTGCTCATCCATGGCGCGGGAGATGCGGTCCATCTTGTCGCGGGTCACGACATCGGCCGTCAGCTTGCCCTCGATTTCGGCGAGCCGGCGTTCGTTGGTCTCCTTGAAGCTTTCGAAAGCCCCCATGAAGTCCTCGAAAGCCGCCGTTATCGTCTCCGGCACATGCTTGGTTTCCGGCGCTACCTTGAGCGTGGTCATCGCAGTCTCTGTCATCGGCACATCCTTCCTTGGGTTTTCATCATCCGGGCCGCCCGGCGCATGCCGCGCACGAGCTCCGTTTCCGTGTCGCGGAACCACCGCGCATTCTTCACGTTCGAAACGCGGGCAGAGGGCAGCATCGGAAAGGTGACGATCGAGATCTCCCAGAGATCCGCCTCCAGAATGCGCCTGACACCGCCCTTGTCCGTCTTCGCCTTCACCGTCTGGAAGCCGATGGAAAGCCCGTCCAGCGCCCCGTTCTTCATCAGCTGGTGCACCTCGCGCGCCCGCTCGACGCCCGGCGCCAGCACGCCCTCGACATAGAGCCCCCGCGCATCCTCGCGAATGGTCTTCCAGGTCCCGAGCGGCTCGGCCGGATCGTGCTGGAACAACATCCTCACCCCGCTCGCTCCACGCCGCGACAGGGATTGCGCAAAAGCCCCCGGCTCGATCGCATCCTTGCCGAGATCGATCTCGCCGAAGACGCTGGCATAGCCGGAAAACCGTCCCTCGCCGGTCACGCCGGCAAGGTTCAAATTGGCAAACTTCTTCGTCCGCCAGACCGGAAGGCCGTCGGTTGTCATTGACATCTCCATGTTTGAAATGTGCCGCTCGCGCCCCTCTCCCCCCTCTTGGGAGAGATGTCAGCGCAGCTGACAGAGAGGGGGCCACCCGGCAAAAACCATCGTCTGAAAGCCCTCAGCCCCCACCCTTGCCAAACCGCGCCGCAATGCGCGCCGCCGCCCCCAGCACCCACCAGGCGCAAAGGCTCGCCGCCGCCGAACCCGCCAGCAGGATTTCGCCACCCGAAATCTGCCCGCCAATCCCAAGCCGGCTGACGAGCCACAACCCCGTCGGCGCCCCAAAAATCATCCCGCAGGCCATGCCGGTAAAAAACCGCGACACCGCCTCCTGCCGGCTGCGCGGCAGCATATAGACAAGCGAGACCGCCGCCCCCGCCACCGAGCCCAGCACATTGGCGGCCCACAGGCCGGGATCATTACCGATGTCAGCCATTTGTTAAGCCTCTCCGACTAGTATGAAATCTCAATCCAGGCCCGCGCCCAAACGCGCCAAGGCCCCGCCCGCTACCCTTCCCGCAAGGTCATGCCGCAGCGTGAGCTTTCCGATTTCCTGAATCTTTGGAATCCCTTGCGGCAATCAGCTCGCAAGCTGATTCAAGTCCTTCACAGATTGATTCCAGTTTGGCGCGGCCTAGATTCACCTCGCCGCGGTAGTCATTTGTTTTTAATAGCAATATTCCAAAAACGAGGCAGACAGGGCAAACTCCGGGTGCCGCGCGACACCCCCCTCTGTCCCTTCGGGACATCTCCCCCTCAAGGGGGGGAGATTGGCAAGAGGCAGCTCCTTGCTCCCGATCTCCCCCCTTGAGGGGGAGATGTCGGCACAGCCGACAGAGGGGGGTATGGCCGCAAACTCCAAGCCCTCAATACCCCACAGCCCGCCGCTTCTCCTCGTCGCTCAAGAACGCCGCATCCTTCAGCCGCGCCCAGACCTCGTTGCGCTCGCCCGTCAGCCCCGCCACCTGATCCAAATCCGGCCGCAACGACACCCCTTCGCCGTAGAGATCAGACAGCCACCCCGAAAGCGCCGCCGCCGTCCGCATCACCAGCGGCAACACCGTCAGCCGATAAAACGCCCGGTTCGCCTCCTGATAATTGGCATAGGTGTTGTCGCCGGGTATCCCCACCAGCATCGGCGGCACCCCGAAGGCGAGCGCGATATCCCGCGCCGCGCCGTTCTTCGCCTCGACGAAATCCATGTCCTTTGGCGAAAGCCCCATCGCCTTCCAGTCGAGCCCGCCCTCGAGCAACAGCGGCCGCCCCGCCCGCGTCGCGCCGGAGTATCCCTCCTCCAGCTCGCTCTTCAGCCGGTCGTACTGATCGGCGGAAAGATTGCCGCCCTCCTTGGGCTGATAGACCAGCGCGCCGGAAGGCCGGGCAGAATTGTCGAGCAGCGCCTTGTTCCAGGTCGCCGCCGCATTGGAAAGATCGAGCGCCATCTGCGCCGCCGCCAGCGGCGGAAAACCCAGATGATCGTCCAGCGGATGAAACAGCTTCAGATGCAGAATGCCGCCCTCTCCGGCGGCAAAGCGCCGAACGCGACCGCCGATCCGGTATTCGTAGCCCTCCGGCCACCCGTCCCGATCCTCCAGAATGCGCACCCGGTCGGGCCGCAAAAGATGCAGCTCCCGCGGCTCCGCCCCGATCCGCGCTGCTTCGACATAGGCATTGCCGGAGAGCATCAGGTGCCCGTAGAGCGCCTCCAGAAAGTCCGCCCCCGCCATCTGCCCATTCGGCCGCGCCAGGAGCGACAGCGCCGGATGCTCGGCAATCTCCTCGTCCCCATCATAAAGCAGCAACGGCACCGCCGCCGAAGCCTCCGCCACCATCCGCACGGCCCGGTAGGCGACCGGATTGCGCTGGTATCCCTGCTCCGACAAGGCCCGATAGGACCGCCCCGTCCAATGCGCCGCCGCCTCGTGCGCGACGGCGATAAAACCGGAGGCTGCCTTCGCCTCGCGCGCGTCATCCTGCCGCCGGAACATCTTTCGCAACGGGTTCTTCATCGACCATCCTTCCGTGAAAATTCAAGATCGCGAGCGCGACAGATCAACCGATCCGTCACGCCAGGCCTGCAAGCATCGACCTGTGGAAACTCCAATTTCCACTTTAACCATGGCCGAAGTTCTAATCGATTTAATGCATTTCAATCGTTTAAACTGTTTAATGCCCTGATTTACTTCGGCTTTGAGATGTGACAGGACGATTACAACAATATGATATTGTTTCTCTTGGAGGAGATGCTGCATGCAGAACACCGGCAAGGCCACAGCCGAAACCGCCGCCGTACCTCAACACCTCGTTGATCGTTTCGAAAACGAATGGCGCCAGATGCGCACCAGTGCAGCCGAAACGCCGAAGCCCGCCTTCATCACTCCCGATAAGCGCTGATCGAAAAATCCGAAACACGCCGGAACCATTCGCGGCGTGCAGAGTTTCAGGCCCGGCCCATTTGTGGCTACACCGCATTTGCGTTTGAAACAGGAGTATCGCGATGACCAAGCCAGCATCCTGGACCGTATCCCGGGAACTCTTCGACCGTTTCGAGAACGAGTGGCGCCAGATGCGCGAAGGTGCATCCGAGGAAAAGCCGGCTCGTAAGGAACCGGCCGAGTAGCCCCAATCGTCCGTCAGATTATGAGAGGCAGCGATGCCTCTCTTTTCATATTCCCCGCACGCGCGGCTCCCCGTTTCCTTCCAGCATCAGCGCCGTCAGCGCCCAGACGAGCGCATCCAGCCTGTCCGGTGAGCGCCCGTTAGACAGCCCGTCCGGTCCGAAGTCGCACATCTGGTCGGTCAGATCGGCAAAAGCGCCGGCATGCACCACCCGCCCCTGCTCGTAGAGCGCCGCCACCGGTTCGGCCCGCAGCCACTTCCCGCGCGTCGCCCGAACCGTCGTCACTGGCAGTCCGGCATCGATCCCGCGCAGCACGGCTGACACCATCTCCCCGCCCTGGTTCACCTCCGCCACGACCCGATCGGCATCGAACCGCCGGAAGGCGCGCACCACCGCAGCGCCCCAGCTGGCAGGGCTTGCGCCTTCCACCGAACAATCCGCCAGCACCACGCCGCGCCCCGTCCGGTCGAGCCCCGCAACCACAATGCCGCAACAGGAACTCGGCCCGATGCCAGCGGGCGGATCGACCGCCACGACAATCCGCTGCAGCGGCCCGCACTCGCCCAGCGCCCCGCGCAACGTCAAAGCCTCGAGCGCCGCGCGAGACCAGAGCCCGTCCTCCCGGTCGGCGATCATCTCGCCGTCCAGCTCCTGCCGGCCCAGCCGCGTGCCGCTATAGCGCCCGGCCATAGCCTCCAGAAACCCCGGTGCGAGATTACCTGCATTGTCGAGCGTGCGGATGCGCCGCATCACCGTCGTCGACTCCGCCATCAATTTCTTCAACAGCGGCAGAGGACGCGGCGTCGTGGTAATCATCAGCCGCGGATCACTCCCCAGCCGCAAGCCAAACTGCAGCATGTCGAAAGTCTCCTCAGCATGCCGCCATTTCCCCACCTCATCGGCCCAGGCATAATCGAACTGCGGCCCGCGCAGGCTTTCGGGGTCTTCGGAGGAGAAAATCTGCGCCACCGTGCCGTTCGGCCAGACAAGCCGTTTGCGCGAGGCCTCGAAATCCGGCCGGTTTCGCCGCGCGATCCGGCAGATACCGGAGATGCCATCGATCATCACCTCGCGCGCATCCCCCAGCGTCTCCGCCACCAGCGCGATGCGCAACGGTCGCCCGCCCGGCATCGTCGCCAGCCCCTGCACCCACTCGGCCCCTGCCCGCGTCTTGCCCGACCCGCGCCCGCCCATCAGCAGCCAAACCCGCCAGTCGCCGGCGGGAGGCTTCTGCTCCAACCGCCCGCTCAGCCGCCAGTCGGCGAGAACGCGCCGATAGAGTTTGCGCTGGTCCGGTTGGTGATCCGCCGCCGCGTCGCCATGTGCGGCTTCAAGCTTAGGAGCCGGACTGTCCTCACTCCCGCCAGCCTCTTCTCCCCCCGAGCGACGAGACGGTGCCGAAGGGACGGATGAGAGGCAGCCGTCCACAAATTCCGTATTCGCCGCATCACCCCCCTCTGTCACTTCGTGACATCTCCCCCTCAAGGGGGGAGATTGGGAGCGAGAGGCCACCCCTTGCCGATCTCCCCCCTTGAGGGGGCGATGCCCGACAGGGCAGAGGGGGGTATCGTCCGACGAACTCTGAACGGGCGAATCCGTCTCCTTGTCACCGATCAAACTCGCTCCGTCCGCATTTTGCCGAGAAAACCCAGCAAGCCTCTCACTCAAACCCCGCCCCGCCTCAACCGCCCGACAGAGCGCATCGCCCAGCCTCCCCATGCCATCTTCATGCTGCGTGGCAATCTTTTCTGCCCGCTGCACCACCGCCTTGGTCTTCCGCCTCGCCGCTCGGCTCTCCATCCTTCCCGCCACTCCCGTCGTCCCCGCCGGGACCGGCAACTTTTTCCCCCCGGGACCTGGCAAGCTCTTCAGCCCGCTGCTCGACGAGAGCGTCGAAGTGGGCAACAAGCGCCTCGTAGCTTTCATCGGCGCCTGCGGCTTCGGCCTCGACTCGTCGGTCATGGGCAATCGTCCTCTGCAGGCTGTCGATCTTTTCGAGCGTGCGGATGATCAGCGACATCGCCTCGAGGCTCGCCTTCGCATCCGCCTGCACCGCCTTGCGGTCGATCCCCTCCTCGCCGAGCGCCTCCGTGGCTGCCTGCCGCAAGGCCTGAAACTGCTGCAACTGCTGCTTCAGTTCCTTGGTCATGCCGTTCAGCATGTCCTGCAACTCGTCGAGCGGCGAAACCGTGTTCTGGGACTTGGTGTCCAGCACCACCCGCCCCGCGACATCCGCCAGCCATTCATCGCGACCAGCGCCGTCATAGCCCGGCACCGACGGCCAATAGCCGAAGACGTCCGGATCGAAATCCAGATCAGCAATCATCCCCGATGTCCTCAAAAGTTGAGCGGCGCCAAACCACGCCGCGCAAATACAAAAGGCCGTCGCATCCTCCGATGCCCCGGCCTCATCCGCAGTTTTTCGACTGTGCCATAACCCTATCAAAGCACCGTCACGGCGTCAAGGATTATTTTCCTAATTATATACTTGACGTACCACGAAAGATTTTGTACAACGAAATCAATCGAGGGATTAGCCATGTTCGACCTGACAAACGCCATTTACACCGACGCCGAAAAGGCCCGCGAACACCTTGAGTCGATCCATTGGCCGAACGGCCCTATCTGCCCCCATTGCGGCAACTCCGATCAGCAGACGATTACCAAGCTGGCTGGCAAGTCCACTCGCCCCGGCGTCTACAAGTGCAACGCTTGCCGCGATCCTTTCACTGTGACCGTTGGCACCGTTTTCGAGCGCTCCAAGATCGCCCTGAACAAGTGGGTACTTGCTACGCACCTAATGGCCGCTTCAAAGAAGGGCATGAGCGCCCACCAGCTTCACCGCATGCTTGGCGTCACCTACAAGACTGCTTGGTTTATGGCCCATCGCATTCGCGAAGCCATGAAAGAAAACGTAAAGTCTTCCGGCCCTCTCGGCGGCGAAGGCAAAACTGTTGAAGCCGACGAGACTTATATCGGCAAGCGCGAAACCCCTGCCAAGCTTTCCCGTGGCCGTATCGCCACCCCGACAAAGAGCGGCAAGGCTGGCGGCGCACAGAAGCGTGTCATCATTGGTCTTGTCGAGCGCGGCGGGAAGGTTCGCACCTTCCATATCAATCACGCCACCAAGGATAGCGTTCGCGAAGTCCTCGTCCGCAACGTCACCCGCGAGACGAACCTCATCACCGATGAAAGCCGCCTTTACACCGAGACTGGCAGGGAATACGCCAGCCACAAGACAACGAAGCACTCCCGAAAAGAATACGTCCGCTATGAGGACGGCTTTGCTATTCATTCGAACACAATCGAAGGCGTCTTCTCAGTCTTCAAGCGTGGCATGATCGGCGTATATCAGCATTGCGGCGAAGCCCATCTTCATCGCTACCTTGCGGAATTCGATTTTAGGTATAACCGCCGCGCCGCCTTGAAAATTTCAGACGCAGAACGCGCAGAAGACCTGCTTCGCAATGCTCGCGACAAGCGGCTGACCTATCGGCGGACTAACGAAAGCGCTCACGCCTAA